GTTGAAAGCCCATCCAACCACAGACGTTCAATTGATGAGGGTCGACGGTCGCTCCAACCCCGCTTCTAGTAAAATGTTTCGCGATCGAACTGACGCGAACGAGAATAAATCCCATTTTACAGATAGCGAGGTTGAATATGGCCAGTCGTTGGTAGACCCGTTCACTCACGTTAGAGCGAAAATACCTAACATATACCCAATTGAAACGTCTACTTACAATTTCGAATCGTCCACGACGTTATCATCCGACCCCAACGGGACATTACGAGTGTTGTTCCGTCCCTGGGACTTAGGCACCACCATAGCATCTTACACACCTGTCACATCGGCTAACGAATCTCAGCTAGTTGGCGGTACAGTCAACATAGCCTTTGCCGAGTTGTTATACGGCAAAAGAGACCACATCCTCACTAGGAGCCAGCTTGATTCACAAGGTTATAAAGAATTTTCAAAGCCTGGCGAGCGGATATATGTGTTTAAGAAATATGGAGGCGAAACCTCAGGCCCTATTGACACACTGCGTGTCGTGTCCGCAGGAATTAAATGCGTGAATGTATCTCCAGCCATTAATCGTAGCGGAGCATTAACCAGCGGACACACTATTCAATACGTGGCGAATGATAGTATCGATCAACTTAGACAACTTAGTACATCACACACTACTAATTGTGACGTGGAACATTCGGGTATTTATATACCCCATGAACCGAAATGTTATGATTTTTACACTTCCATGTGCTACGCTGTCTATAGAGCCCATATACTACCAGATGTTGATTACGAATTTTATGGTTATTGGTCACCTTCAATGTTGGAGTCATTTTTTGAATGGCCCACATTTAACACCAATGCATGCGATATACCAGTTGGTAATGAAGTAGTTTCCAACGAATTAATGAACAACAACATCTATTTCGCCATTACCGGTGCTCCCAATCAAGACTTTCAATTCACATGGAGCATCAATTACGAGATCACTCCCAACGCTGATTATTACGGCATATTACAGCCATCCGCATCAGCTCGCGGTAATCAATACGCGGTGTTGGAAGAGCTCTCCACGGCTAGAAAGCCTAACGACTCTTTTTGGACCA